TTTTCATTCTACCAATTCTTACTAAGATTAAAGTTTGCTTTACTAAAGGTCAATCTATCTACGAGTTTGTAAGGATTGGTTGAAACTATCACGAACCCCTCGTGCTGTGTGGGTTCATCATCAATATAGCACTCAACATTTCCATTTACAACGATCGCATCGAGTAGACGCTGTTTCAGTTGGAAGATTTTATGCCACACCTGGAAGGTAGTCACATTAACCTCACCCTTATATTTAGCATTGAATACATTAAACATCAATTCAGGACTGGGTATCTCACCCATACGGACAAAAGTATTGATCTGCTTCTTGAGTTCTGCACTCTTAGCAATCTTACAGAAAGGAATCAAAGCAAGAATCTCAGCAACGAGTTTTACTGCAGACCACTTACCAATAGTTGAATCATTAGTATCTATGAAGTAGCAATCCGATGTAGAAGGTAGATTAACCCCAAGGTGACTGACAGCGTTTGGAGAAACTTCATCATATTGAGTGTGGGGAGCTAGAATAATTTGTTGAGCAATCGGAGTGGCAAAGCGATACTCCACAGAATTAGGACGATAAACACTACCCCCACCGACGCCGATCCAATCAGCTTGGACAATATTAGAGATGCGAGGAAGATGACGCAAACATAAACGAAGGATATTCGCAACGTTCCCTTTATGATTCTTGTCAATGTCTTCATGAGTGTAGTTGATTAGAACTTTCTTTTTGTTGAATACCGACTTGGTGCCCACAAAGAACTTACCATTGGCAGGGTTAGTGCCGAACACGATAGCAGGAGCACCATCCCATTTCGTACTGATACGTGAGCAAGTCAGTGCCTCCTTTACAGCAGCAAGAGCAACGCGACGACCATCAAAGATGGAGTCCTCTAGGTGCTCAAGATGTTTGTTTGGCATTCGTCCTCTGTCTATACACATATTATAGCATGGCAGAAGGCAGTCGCAACCAGGGGTGTGCCAGTTCCTTAACTGAGTTTGTAGTAAACCGACGACTTGTCAGACTGCGATCCAGCATACAAATATAATGCTTTCATGGCATCATCTGCTCTCTTATTCAATCCCTTTAGATAGTCTAAGAATCGGAGACCAGACAATTTACTATACTTCCAAGACTGAGGACGCATCTTAATAATTTGCATCGCTGCTTTTTCATCATTAGGAAGTCCAGATGCATTATGCTTTTTCAATAACTTATAAATTTCCTCATCAATTGCTTTCTTGACTCTTTCATTTGCCCGTGGAGAACACTTTTGCCAATCTGCTTCCTTAGGTACTCCTCTAAATCCTGCTTGCTCTAATACTTTTGCTACGATACTTCCTTGAATTTTTCCTTGAGCAGCAAACTGCCCCTTAAGTTCCAACTTCCAATCACCTTTACTATCTCCACCAAAGTTTCTTGCTTGAAACTTCTGGAAACTACCAGGTCCATAGTAATAATAAACATCCATAGGATATTGCTTATCACCCTTTCTCTTATTATCAAATGTCAAGTCATACTTTGCAAATGATGCTTGTAGTTTTTTCTTTCTCTCAGCAGGACTATCAGCATTCAAAAGTTTTGCTGTTGGATTGCCTCCCATTTTTTTCAAAGAAAATCCAACTAAATCTTTATCTGCATTCTTTACTTGAAGGTATTGATTTAACTGATCGATCGTAGTCATTGCTTTGAGTTCTTTAGCAATGGTTGCTTTCATGGATTTTCTGACTGCCCAAATATCAGCAGGGTTCCACTTGTCTTCTGTAGCAAGATTTGTCTGAGTTCTTACTTTAGTAAATGCTTTACTAATTGCTGCTTCAATAAGTTTATCACCTCTAAGAAATTCATATGTTCCTGCAGAACCACCAAGTGTTCTCTTAATTAATGCCCCACCTTTGAGAGAAGAATTCTTCCACTCAGCATCAAGAGAAAGGATATCATCAAGTTTTACTCCTGGTGTGTCACTAAATGCTGCTCCACATTTCAAGTCAGCCTCAGATACAACTCTCAGATCTTTGCATTCATAAACCATAGCAGCATATAAACATTGTGCAGATTCAACAATCTTAGTGATGCCTGCACCTGCACCAGAACCTCCTGAAGGAGGTTTGATTTCCAATCTAATTATTTTTTTATTGTCAGAGTTTGCTACAAATACATCAATCTTGTTATTTTCTGAAATGATTTCAACACCATCACTTTCTAGTGCTTTAGAAATCTTTTCAGTTGCTCTACTTCTTTCTGACTGAGGAACGTAGACCTTTAGAAGTATTTGAACTTTCTTTTTAGACGCAGCATCTTCAATATTTTTTACATCAAACGAATAGTAAGAATAATCTTCACCACCAAGTGCTTCCATCACCTTTCTAAAGGTAATCGTATTTGCTTCAGGAACTTTAAGTGTCATCTACTCTATGATATCATCCAAACTATTTAGATAATCCTTTTCTTTTTCATAGATTTTTTCTTGTCCTGTCCAGAGTTTATATCCCTGGACAACCTCAGGTAATAACCATTGGTCCACACGAACACAATGCTCCCAGTTGACAGGGTGAGCACAACTCACCACTACAACAGAAAAGAATGCTCGTAGGTGGATCCAAAGACTAAACATCACTCACTAACGTGTTCGATACCTTTATTGTATCCCGTCATGTAAATACGAAATGCAAGACTTTCAATATCATTGTAGATATCTTCAAGGTCACTACGAAGTTCTTTGGTTTTAAGATTCAAAACCCTCTCTTCTGGTTCAAGATTTCCGATCATTTAATTCCTCTTTAAATTCAATAATGTAACGATTGGTTTTTTCTGTCCTGTAATCAGAATGGTACAAAGAAGTCTCATACCATTTACCATTTACACACTTACAGATATTGTCAAGTTGTAGTTTGACTACTATCTGTTTCATCTGCTCCTTCTGTTCTGGTGTCTCTGGTGGTCTCGGCGGTAGTTGGGGTTCCATGATGTGGTGTGTGCTCCCTATCCATAGGTTGTGATTTTGTGTCGTCGTTTCGTGAGAGGTTCTTGATAACAATGAATGCATCTTTGTTATACTTACGATCCCCGTATTGGGCTGCCCACTTTTTGTTGTACTCTTCACCTTGGTAGATACCAGATACCTGTGTACCACCAATCTCGATTACAATGTTATCATTTCTTACATCCCAACCAAGGGTTGCAATCTGTTGCCAAAGTTCATCTTGTGTAAGATTCATCGTCCAAACCTCTTATCCATTTTTAGTTTGACATAATACATTCCTAAGATCCAGACAGAGAAGAAGAACCCCTCCACGTAACTCATGGAATGCCAAGCGTGTACTGCTCCGTCCATCAGACATCACCTTCCTGACGATTCTCAGAGTAGTGAGCATCAAACTCACCACCAGGATATCGTGCCTTGAGTTTGTCGATGTTCATCTCAATGATTTCATCTAGGTCAGTTCCCAAACCCATACAGGCTTGCATAACATACCACATGATATCACCTAGTTCACGTTTGAGATGGAATAGATTTTCATCATTGACGGGTTTACCCTGGAAGATAATCTTCTTGACGATCTCAGTAAACTCACCTGCCTCAGCAGACATACCTACAGCAGCAGTAAGCAATCGCTCGGTAGGAAATCCAACGCCTTCCAACTCTTGAATACGATAAAGGAATGCTTCGGACTCTTTGCTTTCTTGCGACGTGACCGCATCGACGAATTGTGCATACTTTTTGGGGTCAATCATACTTTAGGTCTTGAAATGTTTTCTTTGAGGTGAACTTTTTAACTAAATCAATCTGTTGAGATTCTGTTCCTTGTCCAGAATCAACAAGGTCATCTTGTGCAGATTCCTCCACATCATACAACCTCATCTTCGCTCTGTCAATACCTACACAGAATCTTTTGTTTCTACTAATATCATTGTATCGATTCTTCAATTGCTTGACCATGATCTGATTCATGCCCTCAAGCTCCTCCGTACTAATAAGGGCAAACATAAGATCAGCAGTAGCAGGGAGACCGAAGGATTCACTAGTATCAGTAAGGTCAACATCAGTGCTACCAAAACCTGAACGAGTGGTCTGCGTAGCACTGACAATAGGA